TCCAGGCGTAAGTGCCCTCAGCGATCTTGATCACCTGCGTCTGTCCGGACCACGCAATGAAAATCTCGTTGTCCATGGGCTCAAACACGAGATCGTCGAGATCGACGGCAGTCCACGGCGCCGCAAGAGAGGCGACCAGCGCGCCATCTTCCGTGCGGATCTTGACGCCACCAGCAATGAACACGACGCGATAGGCCACATCGTCGAATGGCTTGAAATCCATGATGATGCCGACATCCTCGAACAGGAATCGGCGACCAGGGCGCCGGATAAGGCCCCCTGTGTGGGTATTGGTCAGGTTTCGACCTTCGCGGATCGCGAACTTCAGAGCGTCGACATCATCGCGGCGAAGCGCATCGGGGTCGATCGCGCCCGAAGAGAAATCACGCTGACGGATGATTTGGTCCTGAATGCTCATACGCGGCGCGTCCTGCGTGCGGCTTTGATCGTCGACTTGTAAGTGTTGCGGGCAGGGTTCTGCTGATCCACGTGGCTGCGGGTCTCTTCGAGCAGCAATTCAGCCTTGCGCTCTCGGTTCGTCGCCTCGGAGAAATCCTCGTTCAGACCTCGCAGGCATCCGACCTCGACATACGTGGTCAGGATTTCCTCAGCCATCGGGTGCCAAGCCTCATCAGGTGGCGCCTTGACGACGGTCGCATAGATCTCGGAATCGTAATTGCACGACAGGATGCCGCCCATGATCTCGTAATCTGTCAGGAACGTCGTGTCGCGGAATACCTCTTTCACATGCAGGGTGTTGGCTGGCAGTCGAAAGCCGTTCTTGGAGAACCGACGCGACTTGTTATCGACATCGGGAGCGCGCACCAGCAGATCGTTCGTGGTCGCAAACGGCCACGTGTGCCGGGCAGCAAGAAACCGCAGGGCTCGATCGAAAGCAGCATTCGAGATCTGGTACTCATCCGACGAGTCGTTGAGTGAATTCACGCGGTTGTTGCCGGTGGCGAGTAGGGCGTTGTTGAGGATTGTGAGCTTGTCCATGCCGGGAGAATGGCGACATCACCGAGCAGCGGCAAAGCACAGGAGCAGACATAGAAAAACCCCGGGTATGAGGCCCCGGGGTTCTCTTCAGCCAGTCGGTCGCGATGGTGAGCGACTGACGTCAGCTCTCGACGGAAGCCGCCTTCGCGTATTCCAGCTTGTCTTCGTCGGACATGGCATTGAATGCCACAGCATCCGGCTCGCGGATGTTCTTGCCGACCTGCTTGTCGTCAGCATCGAAGATCGCCCACCAGCCGGAGCCCTTCGACTTGGCCTCGAAAGGCGCCTTCGGCTCGTCGCCTGCAGCCGGGGCCGTAGCCTTGGAGCCCTTCGACTTGGCCCAAGGCGTTTCCGACCATTCATCAGGGAACTTGGAAACAGCCTGGCGGGCATCGATCTCGTACATTTCGGTTTCGCCGGCATCGACGTGGTAGATCTTTTTCAGCATTTTCTCATCGCTCCAATAAAGGGCTCAGCGCGCCTTACGCGCTGAGATCACCGGCCAGCCACGCAGCGAGCGTGATCGAGGGGGTTGTGCCGCCGAGAACTGCGTAGAGCTGCAGGTAGCGATACACGTAGATGCCGCGCTGGTTAGAGACCGGTAGCGTGAACCTGGACGCACTCTTGCGCGGCGACGGGACAGCATCGGAGGCTGGCGAGATGGTCGGGACAAGACGCCCGGCTGTCGCTGCGGCCCAATCCTGCGTAGCAAGGATATCGACGTTGCCGTTACCGAAAGCGGCATCGTTGGACCCGAGCAGGAACAACCGATAGGTCTCATCGACGGACGAAAGGTCCATCGCCGAGATATCAATGTTCAGCTTTCCGATCCAGCGGCCAGCGCCGATATCAACCTGCGCCTGAACTGCGTTGACATAGCCAGTCGCCGTGAGGGTCTGGCCGTTGGCGAACGCGGTCAGCGTATCGAACGGAACATCCCAGTCGGGGACGATGGAGGGAAGTGCGGACTGCGAAAGAGGCATTGGAACAGCTCCTGAAAAGAGGGAACACCCTGGTCGTTAGACCAGGATGGTTGCCGCGGTGATGGAGGTCAGGCGGCTGAACGAACGCGGGTGCTCGCGGACGATACCCCAGTCCCACTTGATGTCGGCGACATCGAACGGTGTGCCAATCTGGCGCTGGAATTCGCCGACGTTGAGGGGTGTCTGCTCAATGCCGTAGAATTTCCCGTCACCGAGCGACAGGCAGTAGATCGAGCCGGTGACCGCTGCGCCGCCGCCTGCCGCGACTTCCGTCATCGGGAGCAGGTCCGGAGTGTCGTCAGGCTCGTAGCCGAACAGGATCGGCAGGCCCTTGTAGCGCATGATGCGGCGACCGAATTCATCCGGTGCGTTGTCATACGCCAGCGCCTGGCCGGTCAGCGTGGAGTTGCGCGCGGCGGCATCGAGGTAAGGCATCAGCGAGCGCGGAAACAGCCAGTGGGTCGGCTTGTTCACAGACCAGTAGATGATGTCGAGCTGCGCCAGAGACAGCGCGGCACCGCCAGAAGCAGCCGAGTTGTTGAACAGGTTGATACCTGCCTGGTTGCAGCGGATCTGGATGCCGTTCGGCTGCTTGGCGCCGGCAGCAGAGTTGTCGCCCTTGACGAGAATCTGGCTCGCATACTGAGAGAGCGCAATGTTCTTCTGGTCGGGGCCGAGGCGGTCGACGATGGCACGGTCCACTTCGACGAACTCGTCGATCGGGAAGGTGTCTTCTTCGCGCAGATTGAAGTTGCCGGTGTCCTTGTTGCCCTGGGCATTGAAGTTACGGAAGCCGACCGTCGGGAGACGTCCGATATCCATAAACTCTTTCTTGCCGTTCTGGGCAGGCATGAACGGAAACGCGGCGAGCAGGTCCGACGTGCGGGCCATGTTCTCTACGAACACGCGCTCGCGGGACGATTCGTCCAGCGTCTTAGCGTATTCGGCCAGCGAGATCGGCGCCGTGATGGTCGATGGGACAGAAATGGGCATTCAAGTTTCTCCTTCAGTTCCCGGTCTTGGAGCGATCAATCGCTGCCATTCGCTGGCGGAAATTCATTTTGTCGTAGCCTTCGATCTGGGTGCTACCGCCCATTCCATCACGACCCCCACCGGGATTTCCCGGTACGGCACCTCTGTTGAGAAGCATCAGCTTCTCGAACGCCTGAACCTGTTTCGCGGAATAGAGCATCGGCGCCAGTGCACCGGCCAGCTCGCCACCAATCTTCGCGCCCAACCACGTCGTGACCGCATTGACGCGCTCCGTGGCCTTGGCCCCCAATGCTTCACGCTGTGCAGTCAGGGCAGTCTTCATCCCTTCCTTCTCAGCGATATCGGCCTGAACACCCATTGCGATGATGCCCTCGAACTGCTCCTGTGTGAGCTGGTTCGCATGGGCGAAATCTCGGACGGCGGCGATACGAGGATCGTTTTCGTCGATGATGGACTCGCCCTCTGCGACCTCGAAGCCCTCAGGCAACTGGAAGCTTTCGGGCAGGGCCACCTTGTAGCCGTCCGGCTTTTCCGGAACCGTGGCGAGCAGCGTATCGCGTTCAGCCTTTGTCGCGGCCAGGTCATTGTAATAATCAGCCTTGAAACCCTTCTCGGGATCCCAAAGGGTTTCAGGCAAATAGTCCGGGCGAACCGGCTTTTCGACCACGGGCGCCGGGTCGGCGGCTGGTGGCGTAACGACTGGTGCCGGATCAACAACAGGCGCCGGGTCGGAACCGGGAACGTCCGGTGGAGAAAGCATAATGCGAGGACCACGCATCGAGGCAAACACAAAAGCGCCGGGACTACGCCCGACCAGCGGGACCGTGCCGCCTGCTTTTTCGTGTTGCTGTTCTCGATTCATTTCTTCGCCCAAGGTCGTCGTCTTCTGTGCCATCGCGTTTTTCTGCCTCTGCCATCGCTATCAGGGTCGACGCGAATTTGCGGCGCTCGTTGTGCGCGTGCAAAGCACAGGTCTCAGTTGGGCCGATTTCCTCGACGATGGACTGCAGAGCGGAGAACAAAAGCTGGCCTTCGGCGGTTCGCGCGATCTTCCAGACCGCTGCCTTCACGTCATCATCGAGAAGCTTGATTTTCATGGGTGCGCCTTGATCTGGGACAGGATCGAGACCTGAAAATGAAGAGCGTGCAAGATAACTGCAAAGCACATGAGCTCAGG